TACCAATCAGAGATATATGAGTATAATCCTTTAACATGCTGAGCTGGCTTAGGGAACGGAACACCTGCTCTTACGAACGTATTGTTGAACGTTTTTATCTTCTGCTTAAGCTCTTCGTCGTCTCGAATCGTTGACAGTACGCTACTTGATACTGATTTAAATATACTACCTGCCTGTGAAAGCAGCGCTGTAATCTCAGCTGTCTCGTCTGATGTAAATGTTGCGTTACCTGAGACATCTTTATAGGTAGCATCATCCATCCAAACTGTTCTAACTTTTTTCATTTTTGAAACGATACCTTTGCCAAAGGATGCGCTCATACTTTGTATTCTGTTTCCTGTGTATGTTGTGTGCCATACGACTCCGATAGAGGCTTTGGCAATGAACTTACCAAGCGCGCTATTAACTGGAACGGCATACATAATAGTATTAGGCTGAAAAGTATAATATTTGCTACCATCAATAGTGGCAATCTTAACATCTCCTTTAGTGAACATAAGATCACCCTGATACACTCCTTTCCTGATTCCCAGTTTAGAGAATTCACGCAAAGCAATCTTAAATTTAGTTTGAAGATCACCAGAGAGCTCTTTAACAATATCAGCTTCACTTTTAAATAGTTGCGGATTGACATTGAATATACCTTTCTTAGCAACAAAGAATTTACCGTCAGAAGGATCGACGCCTGCAAATATAGCAGGGGCTCCATCCCATTTTACTGTTACGTTTACTGCTTTCTTACTTCGACCTGCAAGCATATCTCGCAAAGACTGTAGAGATGTTATAGCTAATCTTGCACCGTCGACACCATCATTGAAGATCATGTCTTCGAGATGTTCCATGTGAGCGTTTTGTTGTTCTGTTAAGAAGCTTGAGAATTTCATTTGTAGGAGAAGTCACACATTAAGCGAGTTGGATACCCATCTTTCCCTTGAGTATCTCTCATATTTAATTTGAAACGATAAGTATCGGATTCCATTTCGATATCTACTCGCTTACCCTTACCGCCCTTGCCACCATAATATACTGTAGCGTCAGTAACTCGAGCAGCCTTTTCTAGTGCTGCTGCATCCATCTTCTTAGAAAGAATTTTACCAGACATCTTATGAATAATATGGTACCCTTCACCTATACCTGACTTTAAAAGTTTTTGCATCTTAGAACGATCTACCTTTGTTTTAACAGCTTCTCCTCTTTCGAGACGACCGTTAAAAACATCGCAGAAGAGCGTTTCATCAATACCAAAGAGCTTAAGAAGCTTCTTACCGTTAGCGTTTTTAATGTTGTTATTCTTAATCTCTTGTGGTGTAAGTGCAGTGCGTATACCAACATTAAAGAATGTTACTGTAGGTCCTAATTTAAGGCTCAAATAGATTTTTTGAGTATCGGTAGTGAGAGTAATATCAGTAACAGATGGGCCAACGTTGTTACCTGTACCTTTTGGATTAGTAAGCATAATATCCGGAGTAAATACTAATGGCCTTCTCGTATTCTCTCCACCTACAACATCTATCTTAAGCTTCTTATCTTTACGTAGGTTGTATGTCTTATCTAGGTCTTCTATAGAAGCTAGCATTGCTCTATCGAGTACCGGCTTACCTTCCCACCATTGCAGCAGCGCATCAGCGAACTGTGGTTCAAATAGATTACCTCTATTATTAACACCTCTGTTACCTGAAGAACCGTTACCAAACTTTAACTTAATAGAGCTTATACCTGTACTTCTTTTTATTTGGTCTAATGTTAACGTACCATCGATTGCTCTTGAGACGTTAATTAGACCAAGAGATCCTTTATCGATATTGATAGGACTCTCAAGCTTTGTTGTCTGCTTCAAATACTTAAACAGTGTAATTATATCACCTGTCTTCCTTGCGTCAGCAGTCTGCAATTGCTGTGATATTTCTATATCTGTTTTAGGAAAGAAGTCGTATGCCATAGCTTTATTTATGTTAATTGTATTACAGTGACACTACTTTGCTTATCTTCATCGATTGTACGTCCTGTCCATACCCAACGTATACATCCACATTTTTAATTCCAGATATATCAACGAATCGAATTATCTTAATATAGTTGTCACTGTCTAGTACATAGTCGTCAACAGCTGGAATGAGACCACCATCTTCCATAGGCTTCCATACATCAGGCATACGATATTCGGGAATGCTATCATCTAAACTTTCGACTGGCTGCTTAACATAAACGTCTCCGTTAGCGTTCATTGCTGCTACCCATACCTTAACTGTAGAACCTATCTCATCTTTCTCTGGTATTAATCTAGCATCGATGCCCCATTTGCTTATAGACTCTAGTCTCACGCCTGCAGGCTCTGGCACTTCCATATCTTTGAAACTTCTTATAACCCAAGCCTCAAACCACGGATGGCCGACGATACTATATGGTAGACCACAATAGCCACCATCTCCGTATCCAGTACCCCAGCTATTCTGAACAATAAACCTTTTGAACTGATCATCGTATCCAACAATGAGCATGAAGTGACCACCTATGCCCTTGCTTCCAATAAAATCGCGAGGATATGAATGTAGTTGCCAAGGACCAACTAGGTCTGAGAGATCTGACATTACTTGACAAGCCATTCCTACTGGTAGACCCTCATGCAGCGCTGCTTTGATTTTGTTAATTAGAAGATCAGCTTCTTCACCATAACGATTTACTTTAGGTTGCGTACCAGACAAGGTCTCGTATCGATTCACTCTGTTAGCAAAAGCTTCATTGTATGCATCGAGCGGAGGATCTATATCATCTTTTGAGAGGTCATATGGGTAATACTCTTCGGTAGGTATGCCGTACTTGTATGCTATGTGATAGGCATCTCTAGTAAACAGTCCCTCTTCGCCTAGACGACCCTCGTACGCTTTAGTAGCGTTGTACAGGAACATACGACTGAGATCAATAGGCTTATCATTCCGATTAGCCAACAGCTCGCACGAGCTCGCAACTCCATTAGCAACACAACTACCAATCGAGCCTTGATGTTCTACTTCGAAGACATCTGCCCTCAAATCTACTGAACTAGGTAAATCCTCTAACGCGAATGGAGAGCGATAAGGTATATCTCTCAGGTCAGGAGGAGAAGGTTGTGTGTTTGATATTACATAATTGCTCATTATAGTGCCTGCTCAACGTGCTTACATTTACCTCTGAATGAGAACCCTGTACAAGTACATGAGCGCTTATCAGGATCAACATGGTATGTATTTCCTTTCGATCCTTGCACTTCGATTAAGTTTGATTTGATCCCAATATCGAACGGGTTATCTTTAAGTTCAATAAACTTACGATAGCTTGGAACAAACCTAAGAGGATGTTCAAAGTATATCGCTTCTCCGTCATGCCTTGGTTTATAGGCAAGTGCTTTATCACCATCAACAAGATAGGTATGATTAGGCATACGAAATGCTAGATCCCACTCTGTAACTTCTTTAATTACTTTCATTTCTTTTAATATAATCCTCTATTTTAACCCATTGCATATCTACAACGCTATTTAAATTAGTTAAGTTTGCACAAGTATACTTCTGATATTGCGATTTTATATTTTCTGGTATCGGTATGTATTGTATACTGGCACCATGTCTGCTGGCAATAGTTTCTGCTACAGTTTGAAAGCTTACAGGATTGCCTGTACCTACATTAAATATACCAGACTTATCTACATCAAACATTTTCTCGTGTAACTTGCAGATATCATCGACGCAAACAAAATCTCTAAGATAATTGTCACTATCTTCAAACAATGTAATTAATCCATCTTCGCCTGCTTGATTTGAAAATTTAGTATAAGGGCTTGCTTGCGCACCTTTGTGCTCTTCGCCTTCTCCGTAGACATTAAAGTAACGGAAGCCTTGTATTTTAATTTTAAATTCGTCCAAGTATTGATTAACAAATCTGTCAAACATATACTTGCTCCACGCATATGGAGATTGTGGCAGTAGAGGACCATCTTCTGTGAAGTGATCGGTAGGACCATATACACTTGCACTAGATGCGTATTGAAAGTTAGTGCCAAAGCTTTCACATATTTGTGCTAATCGTACACTAAATTCAAAGTTCTGCTCTAGTATTTGATCTACATCTGTATATGTAGTTGAGCTAATAGCACCTAGATGTATGCACCAATCGTAACCTTCAGTACTAGTAATACTACCTTCCTGCCACTCCCATCCTTCGACTTCATGTCCTTGCTGCTGCAAATACCTTGCAACATTCTTGCCAATAAAGCCTTCGTGACCTGTAACTAATATTCTCATTTCTCTCCTACTAGTCCATCGTATATACCGTTATTGTTCTTATATACCCAACCTCGTTGCTCGTCACTATAGAAGCGAAGTAATTTATCATGCTGAAAGAGTCCGATAATTTGACCAGATTCGAAACTCCAAGTCGCCCGGTCGAGCTCAACAAACGCTTTTTGGAGTGCTTTATCATCACGCTTTTCGTTAAAGACAAACGACTTAACTACTGCTTTACCTTCTGATACTACAACCTTAATCATGTGCAACATACCTCTCTTCGTTTATTTCATCATACATATGCTCGTAATACTCTCCCCACTTCTTTAAAAACTCCTCGTAAGTAAGATTATGCAGCGCATCTTCGGTCATTTTAATATACTCGTCATTCATTTTCGCCATTACATCTTCCTCTTTTACTACATTAAGTACATATTATATGCTAGCTAGGTCATAAGATCAACTTCTAAAGTCCTTACAAAACAACAGGTTACAAAAAATCTGTAACCTGTTGATATAGTTTAATAAAGTTATCTAATGAAATCAATGACTTAGAATAATTGGCTGAAATCCTTACCAGATCTATCGTTTTTACCGCGATCGTACACAGGAACACTGTCATCATGCTGTTGCTCCTGCATGATACCATCCTGAGCTGATTGCTCTACGTCATACAGTCTCATACGAGATCTATCAACCCCGATAACGAATCTCTTATTTGTTGTAGGATCATTGTATCTATTCTTTAGCTGCTTAACCATTATCTGATTAAGACCTTGCAAGTCTTCTGTACTAATAAGCGCGATCATAAAGTCAGCTGTAGCAGGAAGACCAAATGACTCTGATGTATCAGTTAATTCAACGTCAGAGTTAGAGAAGCCAGAGCGCGTAGTCTGAGTAGCACTAAAGATAGGAACATCTTTCTCAACAGCAAGCCCGCGAAGCTCTTCTGCAATAGATTTAATTAGTGAGTAGGTGTTGACAGAGTTGCCTAAACCTTTCATTCGTGAGGAGGCACATATGTTTAAGTAATCAATATAGATAATGTCGGGGGCGAAACCTTTCTTAATCTTAAGCTCTTGAATTAGATGCCTGAAATGACCTGCATGCGCCCCAGCAGTTGGATACTCTTTAACGATCAGTCTACCTGGAGTCTTCTCTCTAATCTTAATAATTTTTTTATCGTATACTTCCTTAGGCAGCTGAATAAGCTCATCTAGCGGCACATTCATAAGATTAGCATCGATACGTTCAGCAATCTTTTCTTCTGCCATTTCCATAGTAATATAAAGAACGTTCTTACCATCCATTAAATTATTAGCTGCGAAGTGACACATCGCAAGCGACTTACCTACTCCAGTACCGGCTAGAATTATATTAAGAGTCTTACGAGGTACACCACCTTTGGTAATAGAGTTTAGGTACTCGAGATCAAACGGCACTCGCTCTTCTACTCTATGATAGAAGTCATACCGGAGCTCATAATCGTTAAGGAAGTCATGACCTACAGTATTGTCAAAGCTTACAGCAAGTGCATCAGATAGTATAGAGGGTATAGCATCCTTTGCTTTCTCTTTACTCTTACCATCTATTATATGAATGCTTTCCATTATAGCATTGTATACAGCTTTCTCTTGGCAGTATTGCTCTGTCTTATCTACTAACCATTGACGGTCATGATCATTATCTTGCTGCTTAAATGATTCTATTAATTGTACGCTTGCTGTATAATCAGATTCTACTATGGACTGATCGTTACCTAGTTCAATAAGAAGAGTATTGTTATTAGGTACATTACTGTACTCGTCCATATACTCACTAATTTTATTAAATACGATTCGCTCTGATACATTCTGAAAATACTCAGCCTTAATAAAAGGCACCACTTTGCGTGCGTATTCTTCGTCTTTAGTCAGGTTGCTTAATATCGCTAGTTCCACTTTTCTCTTTTACCTTATCACTATTAACAATAACATCATATAGAATATCACCTAGGGTCGTCTCAAACTCTAGCTTTTCTGCTTCTTCATCTGCATATTCATATGTCTCAGGAGCAGACTTTAACTCGTAATTAAATGATACAGGGAACGTATCGGCCGCGTCATCGCCTACTCCTACATTACCATATTGAAATACAAAGTTTGCAAACTTACCTTCTGTAATACGTATGAGAGCAATATCTTCATCAGGATCAAATATAACTTCATACTTGTTAGTCATTATCTCCATTACTAATCAAGCTTCCCTTCTGCTCGTAACTTCTCTCTAATCTTAGTAGCGCTGATATCGTGAACCTCTTTTCCTAGATCATGCTCTGTGAACGTATATCCTACTCCACGTCCATAGCTGATATCTACAATATTAGGTACAAGCATTATTATATACTCATCTTCATATGTAAAGCCAGCTTCTTTGAGTCCTGCTTTAATATTTTCTTTTACAGTTTCTAGATCGAATGGATTATCATCTTGGCTACCAGTTCGTCCACCACCGGCATCTGCACCTACTATACCACCTACGTCACGTATTTGAATACATACTTGACCTGTCTCGAGCAACGCTCTCTTGAATAGAGCAGTGTGACCGTCATGCCAGGGCTGCCATCGTCCTAGCATTTGTGTCGTAGGTTTGTTCCAATCAAACATACCATTGTTCCTTTATTGTATTAGCAAGTGTTTCGATCTGCTCATCTGTTAAATGAGATCTTATATGGGTATCGAATTTATCAGGAGCTTCAAACATTTTATTGGTATCTTCAAAGCGACCTTCGCGTATTGTATCAACCCAAATAACTTTATCAGCATCAAATTGTTCTCGAGCAGCAGGTACAGGTGCTACAAAGTCACATATCACAGTTCGACCGTTAGACACTTCGAAGTCAGCAAACGTTTTCATTCGATTAGCTTGGCGTAATCTACCATCAGGACTAAAATCCCAATCGTTAGCTGCTCCTCTTATAACATCAGCATTATACCATGCGCAATTGTCGAGCAGCTTCATTAGACGCTCTGCAAGCCATGTCTTACCTGACCCTGGTAATCCCATTATTAGTATTTTCATTATGCCTCTACCTCTTCATCCATAATTATCTCTTCATCTACTCCTACAGCACCATATGTAAATTCTTTCTGAGCCGCAGCTTCGAGTTGATCAAGTATATCAGCTGTAAAATACTTCTCTGGATTGTTATTAATAGACTTACCGAACGCTTTACTGCCATCAGGCAGCTCATATCGAGTAGATACTTTCTTAAAGATTTCATACTTCTCTGCGAGATTAAGTAGCCCGTAATAGCGATCTAGTCCTTTATCGTATGTAAGTAATACTTCTACCTTTTTATTCTCCTTAGTAAAACGAGACTTCATCATAGTACATCTAATAATATTACCAATCACCTCTGTACCGTCTTTCTCTTTCTTCTTACCTAAGAAGACAATCTGTGACGCGGTATACTTAAGACCAGATCCACCTGACATCTCCTTCATAGGAATATATGAACCTACTACGTCGTATACATGATTAGTAATTAGAAGAGGTACGTTGATCTTAGCGAGCTTAAGGTTAAGTACGCGGAAGGTAGCTTTAAGAATAGCTGCTTTAGTCATATCTTTAGTCTCAGAGCCTGCTGCAGTATCTTCTACTTCTTTAGTAGTAGACAGCTGACCAAGAGAGTCAAGTACCATTATCATAGGAGGGCGCTTCTCTTCAGGCGTCTTACCATAGTTATCGATAATCTGCAGAGCGATATGTCTAAACATCTGAATAGTGTCTGGCTCGGAGATGATGACACGCTTAACGTCAATACCTCTTGACTCCATCATAGTCTTAGTAACAGCAGCCTCAGTATCAAAATAGAAAACTGCAGCATCAGGATGATTGACAAGAAAGCGCTTAACCACTCCCATCGCGAAGAAGGTCTTACCAGTAGCTGACTCACCAGCAAAGGCAGTGATCTTATTGTTAGGTATGCCCCCGTAAATG